CGCCGCGTCCTTATGGAAGATGAGGCCACAGGAGTTGGTGAAGTCGGTACGGATACCGTAGTCGTTGTTCTCACCGGTCACAGCAGCAGCGTCGATGAGTTCGCCAGCAGCAGAGCCGTAACGGGTCAGGAAGGGGATGTTGTTGGACTTGTAGATCTTGATACCAGCGATCTCATAGAGACCTTCGCCGGTGTTCAGGCTACCACCCTGAGCGCCCAGGTCACGGTTCAGGATGTTGGTGTCCACCTGGGAGATCAGTGCATAGTACTGTCGGGGAGACAGCACGGCCACACGGCCCTCCTGGGGGGCTGCAACCTCGTCGAGACGAGCCGCGGCCTCGAAGAAGCCATCCACCAGTGCTTGAGCATTGTACTCGTTGTTAGCACCGAGGTTGACCTCGAAACCACCAGGCTCACCGGTCACAGGGGAAGAGGCCTCAGCAGCCTGATCCAGCACACGGAAGATACGACGGTCATAAAATTCTGCGAGGCTCTGGCCGATCTGACGGGCGATGGGGCCGCGCATGTCATACTGAGCCAGGACTTCGTCGAGGTTGTCCACGAAGGCGGATGCGACGAGCAGGTCGTCCATCGAGATCGTGGTCTCTGCGAAGCTAGGATCGTCGGAACCAAGGATCGCGGTGCCAGGCGTATGATAGCCTGCCGAGATACGTCCGCTGTGGATGAACTGTGCCTCTTTGCCGTTACGCAGAGTGCGGTTCATCACCAAGCCTTTGGCGATCGTAGCATTACGGAAGGCTTCATACACCTCACCCGTAAACAGCTTCAGGTAAAGGGCCTTAGTATCGCCCGCCTGGTTTACTTGACCCAGTTGGGTCACAGACATAGTCATTGGTCTAAATAGATAAAGGGTTTATTTAACAAGGGGTTGCACGTGCTTTATTCAGTTGTAAAGGGGTTGTCCTTTGTATTGGGTATCCACCGCAGCGGGCCAATACTCCAGTCATGACTGGGTTTTTAACGAGGTTGTCCCATCCTCTAGTGGCATGGGGGACATTGCAGTCCCCACGACCCTTACAGAAGGTCGCCGCTTGCAGCCAGTTTGTTTTCGATGTCCATGCGATAAGCAGGATCTGTCTGGTAACGGGGGTCACCAATAGCTCGTGCTAGTTCTGCCTGGCTACGGAAGCCCTGCACACCAGTACGAACTGACTTACCAGATACCTGCTGACCTTCAAAGCCAACCGCATCTTTGTAACGGTTAGTCAGTGCTTGGACTGCGAAGGTGATGGCGTCTTTGTTTCCACTGTTGATGACATTGTCATAGGCAGCCACCTCATCAGGTTTGAGGTTATCAGCCGCCCACGCCAGCGCTTGGTTATACGCGTCAGTGCCGCCCACAGAGTTAACGATGGCATCAGCATCAGCGTCAGAAATACTTTGTTGAACAGCAGGGGCGTCTTTGTAAGCTTCGATGTAGGCGTCGATCAATTGATCTGCCGGCATCTCTCTCAGCTTCTCCAGCGTCTCTGGTTTGAGCTGGTTGTCGTTGCTGTAAAACTCCTGCGAGGCATCTTGAATAAACTGCGCAGTCTCAGAAAGATCAACCTCTTGGGTATTCTCTTCGGGAGTCTCAGCTTCCGCTTCCGGAGTCTCAGTCTCTTCTTTCTGCCCAAGTTTAGATTCAAGTTCCTTGTACGCCTTTTCAAGATCTTCCGCAGATTTGAACTTACCCGCATAACGGAGTTCAGATTCCGCGTCAGCCCTTGCTTGGTCATACTTAGCTTGCGTCTGAGCTTCCTGATCATTGATGATCTTTTCACCAAGTTCTGTAAGTCGTGCCTCTTCAGCCTGACGTGCTTCTGCAACCTGCGGATCAGAGCCTTCAAAAGTAATTTCAGCCATTAGTGGATCAGTGGGTGGTGAGGGTTACCATGCCGAGGCCAGGAGTACTGACTCGTTTTTTGCCCTTGGGGGCAGCGGTTTTTTGTTTGACGTTTGCTTTGACCGGCTTCTTACGAGGTTCTACTTTCGTAGGTTCCGGCTTAATTTCAAAGTCACTGGGATTGAGCGATTCCATCTACTAGGTTTTGTGTAGCGTCGAGTACGCCAGGGTTCTTATCAGGATCCATCAATGGGGCTTTCGCTAGTTGTCCCATCTGGCCCATCATTGACTGACGTGCCATGGCCTGTTGTTGTTGTTGCATGTCCGCTGCCATCTCTTCTTTGGTCTTGACGAGGTTGAGGGTGTCAATACCTTGAGCAGCAGCAAGACGTTTGATTGCCTCGTCGGGATTGACGTACTTCATCATTGCTTCGGGTCCAAGACTCTGGGCAATGGTTTGCATGAACATCATCAAAGATTCCCTGTCTTGACCACGGCCAATGCCTTCGACACCAGCGACGATCGTGGGGAATACAACACCCTTGGGCAGCTTAGGCAGAAGACCAGACCGTTGGAGAACGAACAACTTACGTCGCAGATACGGACGCAGCAGTTCAGTGGTCAGGGTTCCGTAGATACCACCAAGTTGCTCATTGAGTTCTTGCTGGGTAGCACGGATCTCTTCTGCTGTTGTCCTTTCACTTTGTCGAACAGACAAGATCAAGAACGCTTCACTCAGCCGTTGGTTTAGCTGGGTGATCATTTGATAGGCAGTTGAGAAGTCAGCTTGTTTCTGTACTTGGACAGCACTGACATCATCTGGCCTGCCTTGAATAATAGCTCCGTTGCCAGCCTTCGCAAGTACGCTTGGTTTAACACTTGCAGAAGGAGAGACAAGGAAAACAACCTTACTGGCCGCGGCAGATCCTTCGACCATGGCTTGCATCAGTCCTTCAAGAGACTTCAGATCACCAAGGTATTCTTCGATACGTCCGCGTCCGTAATCTTCACCATCGACTGTGTTAAAGCGGAGGGGAAGCCAAGGCGTAGTTGTCTTGGGCGACTTGCCATAACTGTCTTCAATGATTTCGCCGTCAACTTCTTGACGCCAACGCCATTGTCCATCAGTCAGCTTAGCCCAGGTGTAAACAGCAGCTTCATCTTCACCAACAGTCACATCAACCGAAGGCGTGGACGTGTTGTCATCCACCTTATTGATTGACCTTTTCGGTGTCTGAAATTTTTCAGGTAGAAATTGACGGTTGATTGATTCAACAGTAACGATCTCGGTGGGCTGACCCTCTCCATCACGGACGACCACATAACGGTCAAGAGGATACAGCTTGACACCATTCTTACCCATGTAAACCAGGACATTCCCGGTCACAATTAGATGCTTCATTGCCTGATGTAGGACCACACGGTCCTGTGATTCAGCAATGTGTTGCATGATGACCCGTTCCATTTTGGACAGGCTCAAGTCGATCTCTGATTTGATCGTTGCATCTAACTCGGGGTCAGAGGCGAGCTTACCATCGTTGATTTGAAGCTTAAAAAAGGTAGCTGTAACAGGAAGCAAACTCAACATAAGTTTACTACTCATTACGGAGCAACCTTTCGCACCGATTGATTGCCACGGAGTGGGCAGCTTCTGTCCATTAGTGACACCCTGGGTAGGGGTCAAGATGTATGGCAGAGAAAGCCGCGCACACTCACGGGCAGTATCAAGAAAGATCGTTCTGTCGCTTGCAAGTCTTGCATAACGAGATGCGGCAGATTGATTTTCCATTATTAAGTAGGAACGTTAAGACCACCGGCTCCACTTAGAGAGGTGCCAGTAGCAGCTTGTTTGATTGGTTTGATTGGTGAGGAAGACTTACGTTGAGGCATCCTCAGCTTGGAAGGTCCAGCGTTCTTAGCAGCTTCTCCTGTGTTTTGCACAGCAGCAGCGGCAGGGTTTGTATTGGTAGAGGTGGGTTCAGTAACACTAACTGTCCCTTTCAGCTCTGCTTCAGTAGGAGGCTTTTTCAAACCAAAGGGGTCGTACCTGTCCCACTCTCTACCTTCTGTCTTTGCCAATGTTTTAGTTACGTTTTCGTCGTAACCGAACATTGCAGCATAGGCTTCTGTATTGTCACCGTGCCGTTGGCGGAAATCAGCAACACCTTTTTTATCTTGCATAAGAGATAGTGTTGCTACACCAGCAGGCAAGTACATTTGAGTACCGTCACTGTTACGCGTAGCCGACATAGGGCGTCCCATCATGCACATAACAAACCTCACTTAGGAATGTTAAGACCAGTAGCTTTACCGGTAATTTTTTGCTGAGACCCAGGCATACGCAGAGCTGCTGCACCTTTACGCCTACGACCACCACCTGCAACAGCAGCGCCACTCTTATACGTACCAGAGGTTTGACCTCCGCTAACAATAGGAGCAGGTTCAGTAACTGTTACAGGAGCCGGAGGCGGCGGTGGAGGAGCTGGCGGAGCCGGCGGCGGCGGGGGTGGCGGTGGAGGAGCGGGTTGTCTTGGTGGGCTACACATCTGTCTTAGATTTAAGGTATCTAATTACAGCAATGGCACCTGCTCTGTAAGCAAGTTCCCGTTCTGAGATGCTGTAATCTGGGTATGTATCTGGGTACATCTCTGACAGCTCTTTGATAAGTGTCAGAAGATTTACCTTCCCCCCTACCACCTGGGCAAGGGGGAAATTGAGATCATCCATACTGAGGAAGGTCAGTGTTAGGAGCCTCAAAGAACGCAGGCATCCTGGCTCGTTGAGTGTCCTTCAAACCAGGGGCCTTGCCACGTGCATAAAGGCTGTCGGATTGTTTCATCCAGAAGTCTTTATCCAGGTACTTGTTTTCATTCGTACCGATAGCATCCATCACCCATGCGACGGTGGCTCGCCGCAAACGATTGAGGCTTGGTGTGGACTGCAAACCCAGCTCGGAACATACCATCGTGTGGATCGCGACGTGGCATTGTTCGTCTCTGCTGATATCGCTGGCGGTGGTTTTGATGCCGAAGTCTCCGTTGTATCGGAAGAAGGGAAGGATGACGAAGAAGACACTGCGTTCAAGGATTGCGGCTTTCAAGATCGGATGCTCAGGTGCATCCAGCCAAGCTTTGAGGATGTGCTTGGATTCATCTTCATACTTTTGCTCAGACCCATGTGCTGCGACCACATAATTAAGGGCCTGATCATGACGTTCTTCATCGAGTTGATTACTCAGAAGAGCTTCACGCAGACCAGGGGTCTTAGGCAACTCACGGTCTAGGCCTTGCTGTAGAAACTCACGCACAGGAAGCTCAAGGTGACGGAGCCCGAGGGCGCGTTTGATCGCGTCCTCAGAACCCTCCACCAGCTTGCCCGCCTGTACGGCCAGAGGCGTCCACTTACGCTTCCGGCTAATTACTTGGTCGTAGGGGCTGATAGTTTTCATTCTCCGCAGGGGATGCAAATGTTGTCGTCTTTGGGTGCTTCGGTTTCTTCACCGAACTTGAATAGATCGTGGAAGTCATCGTCAAGCGCAGCGAACGCATCGTCCTTTGCTTGAGTGTCCGGCATAACTTGCAAGCTGTAGTACAAGCTGGTCTGTGGTGAGTGCAGCCAGTTGTACAGGAACTCTCGGTCATAGGTGACAACGTCACTCCAAGAGTTGAAGCTATATCCATGGAACAGACCAGTCGCCTGGTACAGCTCCACGATGCCGTTGGTGACTTCCTGGTACACCTTGTATCCAACCTGACTTGCAATCTCGCAGTCGGGCGGATAGTCAAAGCTTTGTGTACCGAAGGTTCCAGAGTCACGATCGACGTGCCTGGAGATAGGAGGTGCAATCTCCGGAGTGGTGGTATAGCCCCGAAGGTCAATGTTGTTGTAGGAACATGACGCAGTAGGTGCAATAGCGAAGGCCCGAACCATGTTGTGCCTCTTTGCTTCCATTGCAGCAAGTTGAATACCCAGCGCGAGTTGAGAAACGGCTCGGTGGGCCAGGGAATCTTTTGGAGTACCCCGATTGAAATCGGTAAGAGCTTTACCGAACTCGGCATAGGTGATCTTGTTCTGAGCTAGGAAGTTAGCCAGTCCAAGAACTCCCAAACCAACCTGGCGATCAACAGAAGGGTCAAGATACTCGCCAGTACTTCCAACACCAGTAATGCCATGGAGTTCACAGAGCGATGTCATTCCTGATACAAACGCATCAGGAAGTTCTTCGAGTGTGCAAGCTGACAAATTCACGTGCTGTAAGAGACAAGTACCCCTGCTCTTAATATATACTTCCAGGCAAACATTACCAAAAATACGTTCACCATTTGCGTCGTATCTAATCTTGTTCAACCACACATCACCTTTCATGATGGCGTTGAGGGTTTCATCAATCAGTTGATCAGATGCAATCTGGAGAAATTTATCATCAACATCGAGACAACGCTTCACCCAAGGCAGCTCAGTTCGTGATGCAGTTACAAACTCAAGTGCATCAGGGTGCGTGTAATCGAGGTGAAGTACACAAGCGCCGTTCTTGTACACCCCGCCTCTACGGATTACTTCATTCAGGCTGGAATAAATCCGACCAAAAGAAACAGGACCGCTAGCAGTAAGACCCTTTCCATTCTCATGACCCTTGGGTCGGAGGTTAGAAAGATGCACAGCAACACCTGCCCCATTCCGAAGGGCATGACTCACGTAGCGCCACGACGCCTCAATACCTTCAGGCCCCTCCATGCTGTCTTCCACGTTGAAAATGGTGCAGCTGACAGGCAGGCGTGATTCAGGATTATCCATCCAGTTTTGTACACGACCAGTGCGTGCAATTTTTTCAGCTTTCATAGTGTCAGACAAGGTCATCGAGAACAGGGGGTTGGTAGTTAGGTCCCTTCAAAACTTTTCCATCGTCACGGCGAAGGGGTTTACCGTCAACGAATTTGCTCATGTTTGAATCAAAGACACGTGTCATTGCCGTGTCTAAATCCCAGCCACGAGCGGCTGCATATTGGTAGGCAACAAAGACAAGATCCGATAGCTCTTTGAGTTGATCAACCGTAGAGATGCCATCGAGTTCACCTTCATAAGCTTGGTTGAACTCTTCGTACTCCTCTTTGATGAGCTTGTGTTGAAGTTCATGAACAGTTTCGTCAATGGTGTTAATCGGCTGTTCCATAGCCAACCGAAACATCACTGCCTGCTGCATCAATGAGGTGGTCACGTTCGTTTTGAAGGTAGTGGATTGCTTTGTTGAGGTCACGGATTGCGTCGTCTTTGAATCCTGCGCGGCAGATGTACTTGACGGCGCAACCCAGGTGGTAATTGAGGTCCTGATCGCGGATGAAGTCCCAGACTTCTATGGATCCTCTGGTGTAATAAGCGGGGTTGCGTTCCAATGTTGGAGAAGGTTGCGGACTGTGTTGTTGAGAATGAAGTTCTGCTTCTGAACTTGAAGGAAGTGATTGATGATTTCCTTTTTGTCTAGTTCTTGGCAAAGGTCCTCGATTCTGCGTAGCTTGAAGAATTGTTCGACCGTCAGTTCTAAGACTGGAGGTGGTGGGAGGGGTCCCATAAGATTGGCTCCTTTGTTGTGGAGTTGTATTCACCAGGACGTAGAATCCTTGCGAGTCTAGCGTTTCTGATTGCGTCATCTAGCGTCAATCCAGCTTTGTTATACGCGGCAACAATTGCTTCCCAAGGATCTTCTGCCTTAGCAAGTATTTTTTCCGCGCCTTTTGCACCGACGCCAGGAACTCCTTTGTATCCGTCCACCGGATCACCCGTAAGGCACTGTGTCCAAAACCAATAATCCGCTTCGTCTGGTGTGACATAAGTTAGCTTGTCTCCGTTGTAAAGGTTGCAGCTAATCTGTTTCAAATCCTTGTCAGGAGAAACAAGGATAAAATCGCTAGGATCAAGATGACATTCCAGACCCAGTGCGTCATCAGCTTCGAGCGAGCCATAACGAATTGTTCGATAGTTATCAAAGCACCAGTTCAGCAAACGTTTGTAGCCAACTGGTTTCCGTTTGATTCTCTTCCCCTTGTATTCAGGGTCGATGGTCTTGCGGAAGTTCTTGGTGTCTGAGAAGAACAACAGAACGTTGTCAGTGTCGAATCTTTTTTTTAGATTGTCAATGTCTTGTGTGAAACTCCGGATAACTTCTTTGAAGTTGCTAGCGATGGTGATCAGATCGTCACCCCAATCCAGCTCCTGCTCATTGACTTGACAGTTGCGGTAAGCGTAGAAGTCAGCATCAATGCGTAACTCTTTTTCATCAGTGGCAATCAGCCCAGGTATCACCTTCCTTAGCTTCTGCCGCGAGGGGGACTTTGAGTTTGTAGTACTCGCCTGCTTGGACGAACGACCATTCGAGTTGGAACTTGGCATCATTGACTAGGTGTGGTGCTACGGATAGTTGGATCTCATCGTGGATCCATCCGAGCCATTGGAAGTCGTGCATCCATTTGTAATCACGACTAATAAATTGATCGAAGGCAATAACATTTGCTCGCTTGCAAACGATTGCTCCGGCTGACTGGAGGAGGTAGTTCAGACAGGCATGTCTTTTACCTTGGAGACGGATCGGACGGCCATCCAATGCGTGAATTACATCAGTTCTGGCCCGTGTATTACAGGCCTCCAAAAGACTATCGAGTCCTGGAATTGCCTGTAAAAATTTTGCCCGAATTTCTTCGCCTAATTTTTTGGCCTGTTTGTCGTTCAACGTATTGTCAAACGTCTGCCCAATTTTCTTTGACGAAGCACCATAAATAAAGGCATAAGTTAGGGACTTCACTTGTTTCCTTGTGCAGCCCACACGATCTGCGTTCTGTTGGTGGATGTCTCCGTTAACAACCACGTCAGCAAAAGCACCACCATCATAGTAAGCAAGGTAGTGCCCAAGCATCCTAAGTTCGAGGCCTGAAGCATCAGCTCCGACCTGTTTGTGCCCAGGGCTAGGCCTAAAAAGACGCCGGCAACGCGGGTCCGAACTTGTCTGCCCAAGGTTGGGACGTGAATGGGCATAACGTGATGTGTTTGTAGCTAACTGACAGGCGTGGTGGATACGCAGTTCAGGCGTAACCATCTTCAACCAAGCGTTAGTTCCATCACTGAGCTGACCCAAAGCTTTCTGCAATTCAAGGATTCGAGCGAACACTTGTGCTTCTTTGGTGTCAATAGCCTTGAGGATACCTTCATCAATCTTGGGCGTACCCGTGTCGGTGAAGTGCTCAGGCTTCCAATCACGCCACTCCTTAAATGCAAACGCGATGTGTTGGCGAGAGGTGGGGTTGAACTCCTTCAGTTTGGTGAAGGTAGCCCCTTCGATGTAGCCCTTTGTTTTGTTGTTCCGCTTCGGTGTCATTTCACCACCGCTGACATACGGAAAGGTTTCACGCATGTCATTGGCAAGCTTGTCCATTTCTGTTCGGAGAACGGATTCAAGCTTTTGTGCTTCTGCAACATCAAAGGGCCACCCCGCCCACTCCTGTAGTGACATGAGACGACTGAGATCGTGCTCCAGTTTGATGGCGTCTTTGTACTTGTCCTCTCTCAGGTATTTACTAAACACCTTTTTGAGGAGAGTTTCACAGACGTGGACATCCTGTTCGCAGTAGTCCTCCATCTCTTTGGACCACTCAGCCCAGTCAGTTGTCTTACCAAACTCACCCTTGTAGTCGCCCAATCTGTAGCCCCAAGACTCCAAACTGTGACGCCCCCAGAGTTTACCTGGCATACCAATGTGACGTTGTCTGATGTCATCCTGAAGAATGTCAGGTTTGAACATGCGAGACAAGATCAAGGTGTCGATGACCTTTCCCTTGTAATCAAAGAATGGAAAGAGTTCTGCAAGTACAGGAAGGTCGAATCCAACAATGTTATGCCCAAATAATGTATGAGCTTCGCGAAGGTAGTTAACACCTGTAGTAATAGACTCAGTTTCTCCGTGATCGGAGTATCTGCATACTTGTCCACTGTCGATGTCTTTAGTGACAATGCAATGGATCGTATCGAGTCCTTTACGTGGGAGTCCGTTGGTTTCAAGGTCAAAAACTAATCTCATAAAGCCCAATACCCCGGTTCTTCTGTCTCCAGTGTGGCCTGGGTGATCGGGTCAGGTGTGCCGCACTCAGTGCAGAACATACCTGCTGGCTCCATTTCTGACCAGAAAAACTTCTCACCTCCACAGCAAGTGCAGATCAGTTTGAAGCCCTCATCAGAATGGGATAGAGGTGTCGTCATCGGAGTGAGAGTTGAACTCGGCATTAGTGCTTTCAGTCATTCGTCCGGTTGATTCGTTGTAAGAAATCTTGGCTGCTTCGCCGGTCTTGCCGTTGAAACGATTCTTGAGAACCCGGATAGTACATTCATTTTGACCAGTAGATAAGGATCTTTCTAAGGCGACCACAACATCGCTTAGTTGCACAATGCTGTGACTTCCTCTCAATTGTCCGAGACTTACCTGTTGGCCGTCTTCGTGTCCTTTGTCGCCCTGGGGACGTTTGAGGTGGCTGATAAGGATCATTCCAATACCAGTCTCTTCAACAAAGCTACGAAGTTTTGTCATTGTCACGTCGATCAGCTTGCGCTCATCGTGTGTGTCGTTGCCTGACATAAGGATTGATAGGTGGTCAAGGATGATCCACCGCACTTCCTTTGCTTGGGCCATGAAGCGACAATCACTGAGGATTGCGTCAGGGTCAACAGAACCAAAGCCATCACGAAGAAAGACTTGACCAGTACCGAGTGACTCAGCAAAGGCAGATTTCAGTTCTTCTTCCGGCAGTTCATTGTTCAGATGCAATGGCTTGTTTGCCTTGACAGACATCAGCCTGAGGGCAGTACGTTGAAGACTTTCCTCCAACGCAATATACCCTACTTTTTCATCTTGGGAAACTAAATGTTGGGCGACTTCACCACAAAATGTAGATTTACCTACCCCGCTACCAGCGGTCACCGTGACAAGTTCGCCAACACGGAGACCACAAGTAATATGGGTAAGGCCAGCAATAGGCCAATCAGCATCTCGATTATGAAGAGGTTTAAGAGCGAGATCGAAAAGGTCCCGACCGTCAATAACGGTAGCCGGAGAATACGGCTTCTTCTGCCAAAACGCCTGACGAATAGCCTCAGCATCCTTCGCCACGACCGCCTCGTTTGCATCTTTGTAGCCATTGATCGTTGCAATAAAGATCTTGTGATGGCTAAAAAGCTGAGCGCACTCTTCAGCAGCTTGCTTGCCCGCTTCATCGTTGTCAAAGAGAAGAACAATCTCCTCGTAACGATCGACGAACTTGTACTGGCGCTGAAGGCTACGTTTGGCCGCGGCGGCCCCGTTGTCAAGACTGACTACCGGCCAATTCGGCCTGGCTTGCCAGACGCTTAATGCGTCAAGTTCCCCCTCTGTAATAACAAGGGTTTTGTTGTTGCCTTTTGCTCCGCCAAACAGTTGTTGTCCAAACAGTTGGTGGTCTTCATTCTTCCCTGTCCAAGAAAAGTCTTTGTCAGCTGTACGTGCCTTGAAAGCAACCAGGCGTCCCGCACCATTGTGATACGGGAACTTGAGTGTCCTGGTTACAGAGTCGTACCTGACGTTAAATTTCTTGCAAGTATCCTCAAGGATGCCTCGTGATTTGAGAGGAATGATGTCTCCTGTGAAGTCCACTGGTGCTTGCGGCTTGTGAAAAGGAACAATTTTGCCGTCGCCAAACTCGTAGTAGCGACAAGAAAAGCAATGAGCATGACCATCGGTATAACGAGCAAGAGCATCGCTGCTACCGCAGGAAGGACATGGTTCATGGCGTATAAACTCACTGTCCTGTTCCTCAATCATCGTCGCCCCTGACCTCGGTAAATTTTCTGACCAAGTTTGGCTTTAACTTTCTTGCGTTTCTTTTTGACAAAGACTTTGCCAGCAAGAGATTTGGTTAGCTTCATTCGAGCCAGTCGAGTGGAATGTTGTTGTAAGAACACCAAAGGAACCCATGCTTCTCAGCCCACATGGCGTAAGTAGTTTGAGAACCTTTGGAGAGAGTGTTGCGGGGTGATTGGAAGACCAATCGAATATCGAGGTCAGGATGCTGTTTCTTTACTGCGAGCATCTTGCGCCTGTCTTCCGGTTTGAACCACCCCTTTGCTTCAAGTATCACCCCGTTGGGCAGGATGAAATCTGGACGGTAACTACAATCGAGCGTATAGGTAAGCTTTAGGGTTTCGTATTCAAACGAAAATTCATTCTTCTCTAAGTACTTAGCTAGCCGCTCCTCCAGTCGGGAACGGTACTTAGTCATTAGAAGGGAATGTCTTCGTCGTCAGTCGCAAGAGCTGCATCGTTCGGAACGTAGGACGGTGCGCTTTGCTTGAAACCATCAGTGGTTCCAAAGATTGCAGCGACATCCTCAAGCTCAAGATCACCTGCGTCAGATCCACCAGGACCACACAGCTTGATCACCTGAGCACCTCGGACCTTCATGCTGCAACCAATCTTGGTGCCGAACTGATAATCCTTAAGGTCCACGATCAGGCGCACTTGCGTGCCTTTCCAAATCTGTGTCTCGATGTCGATGGCCTTACCTTCGGTGTCAACCCAAGGGAACATCGGATTGCCCTGTTCACCGCCGTAGCTGTACTTCAGGAACCCCGACTCATCCCACTTAGGAAGCTCAGTAGTGAAGCGGCGTCCTTGCATCTTGTTCGTACCAAGAGCAATGGCATCCTCATAAGCCTTATCGAACTTTTCAAGATCTTCTTTCGAGAGGGTAAAGGCAAACGTGCAGTTGTTGTACTTTCCAGAAGGTTTAAGAGCGTTGACATAGCCTTCAAGTGTGGTGGAAACAGTGAAGCGGCTGCTAGGCATTTCGTAAAAGGTGTTGGAACTCGGTTTTGGTTTTGATTTCTAGGTCTTCGAGAAGAAACTCATAGACCTCTTCGACACTGTCATCAATGGTGTCGTCATAAAGACGTTGTGCCAGTGCCCAGATGTGAGGATCACGCTTCATCAGCGTCTTCGGCAAGACTGCTAGTGGCGTCGTCGTAAGCCTCAAGACACTCCATGACCGTGCCGCCGTTGACAGCGGTGACCATGTAGGAGGTGCGTGCTAGCTCGTCGATGATGTAATCAAAGAAGCTGCATACCTCGTGTTCACCTGCCTGTTCGATCTCCCACTCTTCGAGCAGGTTTTCGACAACAGTCGTGTGAAGCCCGAAGTACTCAGAGTATCGAGCGATGTTGGCAATGGTGTTGTCCATCAACAAAAGAAATAAGCGGAGGATTGAACATCGTTGATGTTTAAGGTGTTTTTCATGACAGAGCTGTCGAACTCCACACCGATCTGGTCGGCCCAGTCCTTGAGGACAGGTTGTTTGTAGATCTCGACAAACTTGTCTCTGATGCTGGTTCCCATGTCGTCCATATCGCAGGAACGACCAAGAACACAGTCGTGGATAACGGTGAATGGGCGGTCCCAAGATGCAAACACCTTGTGGAGGAGGGCTGCATCCAGTGAATGGACAAGATTCGGAGCTGCGGCTGTCTTGGCTTTGTTCAAGTCAACCTGACGCTCTTCAAAGGGTTTCAGAAGATCAGTCCGAAGACGTTGACCCAGCAACTTGGTGTTGACTGTTTCGCAGTCGTTCTTTCTGTACTCCTGAACCACAGGGAAACCAGACGGTGTCAACCAAGACACAGTGGTTTTACCTTGCTTGATTACTTCTCCTGCTGACTTCTGAATGAAGGTCATGGAAGAGCAAGGGCCAGCAAATACCTCACGCACTGCGTAACGATAAATTGCTTTGACGATTGCTTGGAGTTCACCTCGTTCAAGCGACGCGTCTTTCAACTCTTGACGGATGTAATCTCGCGCACTGTTTTCAGTCACCCCATATGGTGTGGTCATAACTGTGCGCTTGCAAGTTTTCCTGTTGATCAGTCCATGAAGGTGTTCCGGTAGGACTTCTTTGCTTTTTTCGGCAACAATGGCATACCCGTCTGAGGGTTTCGGTGTGGGGACAACGTTGACCATTTCTGCCGCCGTCTTGTCGAGAGCAAGCGCACTGAGGTGCTGAAGTCCACTACATGTTGCATCGACTGAAACAGGGAGACCAGAAGTCTTTTTAGTTTTTGCGATGACACATTCATAAAGCTCGATTGCTGCTGCGATAAAACACCATGGCTCTTCTGCCTTTGACCACTCATTGATTGTGTTCTCTGGAGAATTAGCCACGCGAGAGATAAACTCATGGTTGTCCCTTGCCCACTGGATTCTGTCTTCCATTGGAGCCTTATCCAAACCCCAAGTTGTACTCACTTGGAATGACAACCACCACTCGTTAACAGGACCTTCATCAGCGAAGTAAACAAGACTCTTATCGAAGTCCGTTCCCTGAGGCGAGAGGCTTGTGGTGATCGGATAGACCCTTCCCCGGAAATCAAAAGACCAGGGCGTCCACCACTCAGATTCATCTTTGTACTTGTTAGCTACATACAAGGCCTCAGTGGTCCTGTAGTTCTTCTGCGCCAGAGCAGCGTTGTTGTCTTCAATCTCAGTTCGAGACCGACGATAAGCAAGCTTTGCCTCTTCGGACGCTTCGTCCCAAGGGTCTGGCTTTGGCGGAGGAGGGAGAGGTTCCTCGGCTCGGAACTTACCCACAGTTATGCGGTGTTCCTGGCAGAAGTTGGCTAGCTCAAGTACCCGTTGATTGATCTTGTAGGGGACCTTTTGCAAACGGTTCAGCATCAGCAGAGCTTCGCTTTCCCGTTCTATCCGGCACCTTTTTGCGGAGGGGGTGTAAGCACGGATCATCTTGTTGAGTTTCCGCAGCTCATTGGTCAAATAACCACCCCGATTTTCACCGTCCCAATCGTTGGGCTCGCAAAGCATGGGCCACATGCAAGCAGCAAAGCCCTCAGCCTGCGCTAGGAGCGCCTCCTTGGCCTTCAAAAACTCTGGTGAGTAATTAACCAGCCGGCGTTGCTTTTTGGGGCCATCAGGGACGGTCCTACAGTCAACCCATCCAGTTGCATGTGAAAGGCGATCAACCAGCCAACCACCGACAAGGTGCTTGACAGCCGGGGTCCATGACTGAACCTCGATGTTGTTCTTTCGCATGGCAGCACGAAAGCGCTGGACCTTGTACAGGTAACCCTTATGTGCGTGGATGAAAAGATTGGCCTGGGCGAACAGTTCTTGGTGTTGAGCCTGGAACTGATCAAGCATGATCTGATCAAACACCAGTCGTCCGATGTGTGTTGTTAGGTAGCTGTACTTCAGTTGTTCCAGACGACGAACGCCGAGAACATCCAGTACACCCTTGGCAGTGATCAGTGCTAGTACTGCTGGATCGCAATCCTTGATCGCTAGTACTGCCTGTGCCTTGTCGGCTGCCCATCCTTGACTGATGCGGTGGAGTTTGCTTTGGATCTCCTCCTGGATGGAGGACAGACCACTCTTGATAAATGCGTGGCCGTATGTGGTAGCCGAGGCGTAGGTTCGTTCCTCAGCTATGCGTGTGCGTTCACGGAGGCGGTTGATTGCCTCTGTTCTTGCATCGAGTTCTCGCTGGAATTGACGGGCGATCTGCTCTTTGGTTGCCATTACTCCTGAGAACCCTCGTGGATTGCGTTACGTGCTCGTCGAATGACGATGATGTTGGAGATGATGCTGATGAGCGCCTGTGTTTGGTCGATCTCATCCTCTGAACCGTCAAGCCCAAGCTGTGCTGTCAGCAGTTGCGACGCCTCTCCTTTCTCAAGGTCTGGATCGAGAACATCAGCGTGAGCATTAACACGACCAACCAGATCCGTACACCGATCAACAGCCATGTGTTGGAGGGTATAAAGCAGATCGTCGTAGTCATTGCTATCGGGAATTGGGAATGGCATTGCGACGTAGTTTGTTGAAGCTGTTGAGTGCGAGCAAGTGAGCTAAATCTTTTTTACCCAAGTATGAATACTGGGATAGATTGTTTCGCTTGGCTAACTTTCGTAGCTGCCTGAATGTCAGACACTCTTCAAGATGTTCAGCAAGAGTTTGTAGCTCCATGACGAACTAGACGAACGGTTACGTCAAAGACGTTTATTTCTGGGTGCAGTTCCATTAACTGCATGTAGACGTGGCTTCGATTGTCCGCAAAAACGGTGAGAAGCGACAGGTCACTAAGGATCACCTCGTACTCATTCATACGCAGGCTTCTCCAATCCAAAGCAGTACTCAAGGTGAGCTGCCTGGATCAATTGCTTAACCTCTTGTATTTCCAGGCGGTCTGAAACGGCTGCGGCCCGGAATACTTCAACGACAAAGAGTCGTTCGGTGTTGGTGAGTGACTCGCTTCCCCGTTCTGCGATCTTCTCGATCACCTCAAACGGGTCAAGCATGGGTTTACGTGATTACGTAAGGCAGCTTGTACGGCCTGTTGAGTCCTACTGCCTTTTTGTCCTTTGGTTTTTTCTTGGTCTGGTCCTTGGACATAAGACGATTCCCCAATCGTGGTGCGGCTTGTGATTTGCCGACCCAGAGAGAATAACCTGAAAATCCAGACAGGACCTTGTATCTTTCACAAAGATCACCGAAAGAAAACATTAAGAAGCCCCCCACCAGTTAAGGCAGGGGGCTAGTTGCGTGATTCCCATGATTCTCGCATCTACTGGGATCTGGCCGTCACGCCGGCGAGTAACGAATCACAAAGAATAATGTGATCTATGTCCCTTGATCTATTACGCGTGAGGGTCCGCGCCTCTCATGTTAACGAATGTTTCAGTCAGTCGTCTCCGCTTTGTTGTGTTCGTTGAGTGTGGTTTCTTCCTTGACGGTCAGCATCTCCAGGCCTTTGGTCAAAGCAATGCTCAGGCGGGCACGGTCCTGGGCCGTGATTTCCTTCATGAACTGCGGATACTCAAAGGCATGAACAAGGTGATTGATGAACTCGTGATTAGTCATCGCAAATTCAAGCCGGGTGCCTTGACCATGCCCTTCCAACGAAATGTTGAGGGTGTCGTCGCAGCCATGCCAGAACATGTGGTCGACTTTTCTGTAGCTGCTGTAGTGGACTTCGTTAAACAGTTCCATGTTTTTGGAGTGAGCGGTGGAATGCTTTTTCGAGTGCGGTGAGCTTGATGGTCGGGTCGGTCAGCGCCAGCTTTGCCCGTTCTTTGGCCGCGGCGCAGTACCGAGCAGGTGAGCCAGTCCAGTCCATGGATCGAGACATCAGTCTTCGGCTTCAAGGTCCAGCAAATGTTGCACCTTGTCCCAAACTTCGCCCGGATAATCAGCGTATCCAGACAACGCCTCCCCTAGGTAGCCGAGTTCGACGTAGCCCATCTCAGGTGGATTGGCGCATAGCCGTTCGCCGTAGTGGTCTTCGCTGTAGCCGATCAAATCGAGGAACAGCGTGGCGGGTGTCGGGTAGTCGTAGTTGGTGGACCACGAGAACAGGTCTTCGACAGCATCGAGAGCTTTGGTGCGGGACATGTCAAGCCTTGGGACAGGAGAGAGACAAAGAGACTTCAAGGACGTCTTGGACGATGGCTACATGGATCGGGTCCATACCTTCGGCAATTGACTCAGCCATGTCGGAAAGTTCCTGGGCTTGTCGATCTTTGCCGGCGGTGACTGCGAGCCAGTAGGCAAGCGCAAGAGCCTGCGCGGGGTTCTTGGGGTTAATCATGCGAAGGGGTTAGACCAGCGGTTGGCTTGTGAATCTGTGACCAGACCAGCTTTGTTCAGATGATCAACCCAGTCGTGCCACGCACAACGGCGGGCCACATGGTCCTTGCTGTTAGCCATTAGTGGGAACTCATCCTTAAACAGGCGGATGGCGTCGAGCTTTGTGATGCGGATGTTTGGCATGGATCAGGACTCGATGAAGGTGAAGGTGGAACAGTCGCAGGCAAGCACGCCATAAGGGCGGGCATCGTGGTATGTCATGAAACCCGGCTCATCTGTGACATCAACCGGGGATGGCAACGCTTCGTTAGCCATCAGGGTCATCAAAGCCTCTTCGTCACGTTCGTCAAGGCCTGTCCAGTCGTCGTTAATCAACGCTGGAGCCCAGTGGGTGGGCAGTGTGTAGGTAAAGGTTTCCATAGGTTGGGTGTTGCGATACTCCATGGACTCATAGGCGATGGATTGCCAGGCAAAGAGCTGTTGGTCGGTGGGTTCAGTCAGCCAGGGCCACATATCAATCGAGGTCGCGGCTTGTGATGGGCTCACCGTGCTCACTGGTCGGCTCGAAGCCGAGAGACAACACAGTCTCGATGTCGCGGGGTCTGAGGGTCTTGGACCCGGCAAGGTCGCAGACAGCAGCAGCAACTGGACACACTGGGTAGGCGCGGCGGTTGCCGTAGACCTCACGAAGGCGGAAGGTGATGGGGCGAAGGGTCATGGGTGCTTGGGCTCGTAGATGAACAGGCGGCGTTGGGCGCGGTTGAGGCGGTGGACTAAGCGACTGTGAAGGTGACGGTCTTGATCAGGCCATGGTCTGGTCTGGAGTGGCTCGTGGACTGATTGCAGGGCATCAATCAGCCGTATCACTTCGTCGTGAGTGAGCTTGAGCGTGGTATGCCGGTCGTTCATGGGTGATTGAACAGTCGGTTGTGCAGCTGCTTCATCTTCTGGCTTTTGTCGATGAAGTGTTGCTT